ATGCGTATCGAACAAGAATTAAAGTTAGGCTTCAAAGATGTACTGTTTCGTCCTAAGCGTTCAACGCTGAAAAGTCGCTCTCAGGTTGAATTAACCCGCGATTTTACATTCAAACATAGCGGACGTCAATGGTCTGGTACACCTGTAATTGCAGCTAACATGGATTCTGTAGGTAGCTTTGCAATGGCGAAGGCATTATCTGAGCATGGTGTAATGACTGCTGTACATAAGCACTACACTGTTGCTGATTGGGCTGAGTTTATTAAAGAGAACGATGCTTCTGTTCTTAAAAACGCAATGGTTTCTACTGGTACTTCAGAAGCTGATTTCCAAAAAACTAAAGATATCATGGCATTAACCGATGATTTGATCTTTATTTGTATTGATATCGCGAATGGTTACTCTGAACACCTGGTTCAATATGTTGAAAAAGTGCGTGCTGAATTCCCTGATAAAGTGATTTCTGCGGGTAACGTTGTTACTGGTGATATGGTTGAAGAGCTTATTCTTGCTGGTGCAGATATTGTTAAAGTAGGTATCGGCCCAGGCTCTGTATGTACTACACGTGTTAAAACAGGTGTTGGTTACCCACAACTTTCGGCAATTATCGAATGTGCTGATGCTGCTCATGGTCTTGGTGGTCGTATTATCGGTGACGGTGGTTGTTCGTGTGCGGGTGACGTATCTAAAGCGTTCGGTGGTGGTGCTGATTTCGTAATGCTTGGTGGTATGCTAGCTGGTCACGAAGAGTCGGGCGGTGAAGTTATCGAGCAAGATGGTAAGACGTTCATGAAGTTCTACGGAATGTCTTCACAAAGTGCGATGGACAAGCACTCTGGTGGTGTTGCTAAGTACCGTGCTGCTGAAGGTAAAACCGTTCTATTACCATTCCGTGGTTCTGTTCATAACACAATTTCTGACATCCTTGGTGGTGTACGTTCAACTTGTACATACGTAGGCGCAGCAAAGCTTAAAGAGCTAACTAAGCGTACTACTTTCATCCGAGTACAAGAGCAAGAGAACAACGTTTTCGGTAAAGAGTGATAACTCACTTTTTCTGAAATAATGAATCATTTAGGGTCGCAGTTTGCGGCCCTTTTTTGTATTTAAAATTGGCAAGTGGCGGCAAAGTGGCGACAGTTATTTTGTTTTAATTTTCTAGTTAAAAGTGAATATGCACTCTTTAATCAGAAAAATGCATAAACTATAAATTTGAGATGGGGTTCTTTGCTATCGCTTCAGTGAGGTGATCTGGTGCAAAATGGGCATAACGCATCGTCATTTGGATATCAGCATGACCAAGAATGTCACGAAGAACCAAAATATTACCGCCGTTCATCATAAAGTGGCTTGCAAAAGAATGGCGTAATACATGAGAAGCTTGGCCAGCTGGCAAATCAATACCTATTTTATGTTTTAATATGTAGCAAAAAGGAGTATAGCACTCTTCAAATAACTTACCTGATGTTGGTTTATGGATTTCGTTATACAACTCTTCACTGATAGGAACAGAGCGAATTTTCTTATTCTTCGTATTGGTATAAGTAATCTTGAATTTAGAAAGTTGATTACCAGTTAATTGTGCTGCTTCATTCCAACGCGCACCAGTAGATAAACACACCTTTACTATCTTCAGCATATCTTGGCGTTTGTGTTCAGATACTTTGTCAAGAAGTAGGGCGATCTCTTCTTTTGCTAAAAAGCTCATTGGTCTTTCCTGATCACGAAATGGCTTAATACTTTCTAAAGGGTTTGGGCCTTTCCATTCGCCCAGTTCTTTAAGCTTTTCAAATACTGCTTTAAAACGAGCCAATTCAGAATTTAATGTGGCAATACTTGGTGCACCTTTCTGCCATTTACTATCTACAAAGATAACTTCACCAGCCATGCGTTTACGGCGGAATTCTGCATAAGTTCGTGATGTAAATGAAGAAGCAACAGGATTACCCATAGCTTTAACCATGTGCTCAAATTTTTGATAGATAACTTGGCCGTTTGATAGGTTTGTACCGTACATAGTAAACCAGATTTCAATGAGAGCAGATAAACGACGATGCTCAGGTTTATCACCAAGCCAAGGCTTATCATCAATCTCTTTCATTGTGTATTGTTCAAAGGTAGTCGCTTCACCTTTAGTTGCAAAGCGTTTACGAATACGTTTACCTTCGCGGCCAGTAGGGTAGCACTCGCATAACCAAGGTTTCTTTGAATTGTCTTTTAAGTTGCGGATAGCCATAATAATTCCAATGTGACTGTATATATGAACAGTATTGGTTTTATGGTAAAAAAACAATGTGAAAAATGGAATTTATTGTATAAATATCGATGAAGAAAAAAACTTTTAAATTTAGAGTCTGTTAACTCTTTGTATTAAAATTGATTGTTTACTTAATGTTATCGATGAAAGGGAAGAGAAGTGTTCAAGTTAGTTAGTTAATAGGGTAAAATAAAAACTATATAAGAGAGTTTGAACAAACTAGTTCAACCCCGGAAGGATTAAAATAAATGAACCCACATTCGTTGCCTAAGAAAAGAGAACTCGGGGCATATTATACACCGCCTGAGTTAAGCCAAATTCTTGCTGATTGGGCAATATCTAAAACGACAGAAACAATTTTGGAACCTAGTTTTGGAGGTTGTGGTTTTTTTGATAGTTGTATTAAACGCTTACAAGAGCTTGGATGTAAAAATCCAGATAAAAAGTTGTATGGGGTTGATATAGACCCTCATGCATTTGATATTTTAAGTCGTAAATTCGATAAGTTAATTTCGACTGAAAAACGCTTTCTACAAAAAGATTTTATTACTGTTACGTCAGATGAATTTTTGGTTCCAAAGTTTGATGTAGTTCTGGGGAATCCCCCATATGTCTCTATGCATAACATGACTGAAGAGCAACGAAAATCATGCGATAGAATTTTACAAGAATCTTCTTTTTCTAATGCCACCATGGGAAGAAATGCAAGTTTATGGGCGTTTTTTCTTCTACATAGCTTATCTTTTTTACAAGAAGGCGGTAAGGTTGCATGGGTATTACCTAGCAGCCTTTTACATGCTGATTATGCTAAAAATCTTATTAATATTCATAAGAACTATTTTAAAAAAATGAAATTAATTAAACTAGCAGAGCGCTTTTTTGAAAGTGAAGGAGCAAAGGAAACATCAATAGTTTTGATCGCTGAAGGATTTGATTCTAAAGGTTTAGATGATGGTTCATTTTCTGTTGAGTATGTTGATGATTTAGCAGATTTAAAGCAAGCTGTTGATTTGAATGAATTAAGAAAAGATTTTGACTTTGATAATTACAAGTTGGAATTGTTACCTCCTAAAATTCGAAAAGCTTTTGATGAAGTATCAAAATTTGAGGCTAGTTATCCACTAAGCCACTATCTTGATATAAAAATAGGGATGGTAACAGGCGCAAATAAATTTTTTGTTGTCGATCAAAAAACTATTGATGAACATCATATTCAGAGTGAATGTTTAAAACCTGTGGTTGGTCGATTTTCGTCTTTTATTGGCATAAAGCATACTAAGGCAAGACAGAATAAAATTCAGAAGGAAAATCAGAGAGCATTTCTAGTTAATCCGACACCTGAGCAGATGTATTGGAAAGGTAGCCCTGTATATAATTACTTGTCGCAAATAACAAAAGAGGAGCGAGAGAAAAATCGCACTTTTGAAAAGCGACCAGATTGGTTTGCTCCAGATGATGATATTATATCTGATGGTTTTATGTCTTATATGATACATCTTGGACCAAGAATGGTTATAAACCAAGGAAGAATCAATTGTACCAATTCAATACATAAAGTCTTTTTCCATACAAAATTATCATCGAAGTATAAATTAGCGATAGCTGTATCGTTGCTTTCTACATATTCTCAATTTTCAGCAGAAATAGAAGGTAGAGCTTATAGTTCGGGAGTTTTGAAGATAGAACCAAGTGCTGGTCGGAAAATTAAAATTCTACTTTCTGAATGCTGTATCGAAGCGTTGAATGAAGCAATATCAGAAATAGAAAATAATTTAAAAGAGAATAGGTTGGACGAAGTAACAGCAATCGTTGACAGAATATTGATTAAAAATAAGCTTATAAGTATTGAGCAATGCGAGCAATTGGCTAGAGGCGTTCATTTTTTAAGAATAGAACGTTATAAAGGGGTTAAGAAATTCGATGAGAAGTGAACAAGATTTAAGAGAACAATTAGAGTATCTTCTTAATAAAAACAATAAGACCGTTGATTATGGGATGATTTTAGATCTTGCATCTAAATTGTCAGAATACGATGAGAAAAACGTCCGATTTTCTGTTGATGGGAATCTTGTCAAAAGGCTAGGAGAACAATTAGTAGCCAAGAAAACAACAGCATTAAGCGAATTAATTAAAAATGCTTATGATGCTGAAGCTGAAAAAGTCGATGTAATCTTTGAAAATACAGAAGAACCTAATGGCGTTATAACCATATTTGATGATGGTAATGGAATGACGAGAGAAACTTTGATGAAAGGTTTCATGACTATTAGTACTTCGGATAAAGAAGAGTTTCCGATGTCTCTTCGATATGAACGTTTGAGAGCTGGTCGTAAAGGGATTGGACGTTTCTCTGCTCAGAAGATTGGAGAGCACTTAAGAATTATTACAAGAACTTGTGCGGAAAGTCCTTTTCTTGTCGTTGATATTGATTGGTCTAATTATCAAGCCAAATCTAACTTATTGACAGTAGCAAACTCTATTGTTGAAAGTAATGAAGATTTTGGATTTGAAAAAGGAACTAAGCTAATTATTTCGAAAACTCGAGAGGTTTGGAGTAATGATAATTTATCAACTAGTTTTAAATATATAGGTTCAGTAATTAAAAATACACCTAAAGAGTTATCTTCAGGAATTGTAGACCCTGGCTTTAAAGTTATTTTTTATTCATATTTACCGATTTCCGGCGAGTTGTTGCCATTAAAAAATGATGATACAGAATTTTTAAGTGAGGCAGACGCTATTATTGATGCAAAGATAAATGATGAAGGTAAAATCAATATTAATATTAATGGGTTAAATGGGTTATCCATACAGGACTCATATGAATTACCTGAAATTAAATCAGAAGCATTAAAGGTGGCCGGATTTAAATTTCATACACATTATTTTACATTAGCTAGAAATTCTAAGCGTAACCATTTAACTGCTTATACTAATGATAATGGTGGAATTAAATTATATAGAAATGGCTTTTATGTTGCACCGTATGGAAGTAGATTTAATGATTGGCTTGGATTAGATGAATCTTCTCGCAAAAGAAGAATATTACCTCCTCATGCTAATACTAACTTTGTTGGTGGAATTGATATATTAGATTTTGATGGTTCATTATTTGAAGAAACTTCTGCTCGTGAAGGGCTTATTGAAAATGATTTTTTTAATGAGCTTCGTAATACAGCCTATGAAGTTGTAGCCAGTGCAGTGAAACGAGTTGCAGCTGCTCGTGGTAGAAAGATGACGTCGAATCAACAAGGTTTCAAAAAAGAAGAACAAACACTTGAGGAAAAAATAGATACTAATACAAATAAGATTTTTGAAACATTAGGAAAATTTGATGTAAGTAATAGTAACACCACTGTAAAACCTGATGCCGATACTAAAAACCTTGATTTATTTATTAGCGATGAAACTGAAGATTCTACATCTGTAGTAACTTCTGAAATAGCGGAAAGTCTGAAAGCTAGTTTTGATGAACAAAAACTATATATTCAAGAACTAATTGATGAAAAAAACATGTATCGAGTACTCGCATCTTCAGGTTTAGCTATTGCTGAATTTACTCATGAAATTCAATTGTATCTAAATGGTTTAATGTTAAATGGTAAACAGCTTAAAAGATGTGTTGGTCAAAATGAAATAGCTTTAGATTCAGCAAATAAAATGGAATCTAATATTGATATGTTAGTATCTTATACTGATTTTTTTACAGAGACTATTCGTAGTAACTCCCAAAGAACAAAAAATGTTCTTGAAATTAGAGATGTATTCGGCTCTTTTTTTAAAGCAATGAAACCAACAATAGATCGTAGAGCTTATGAACTAGAACTAAGTTATCAAGGAGATGATTTTTGGACAAAACCAATGCATATTTCCGAGCTATCTTCAGTTTTAATGAATTTGTTTACTAATGCATGTAAAGCAATAGTTAGATCTGGCCAGTGTAATGGGAAAATAAAAGTTTATGTTAGTTCAAGTAATGATGAACATATAATTCGATTTGAAGATAACGGCGATGGGATTCCTCAAGAAAATTGGGGACGAGTATTCAACGCTTTATTTACAACAGAACTTTCTCAAAATGCATATAGTTCTGAAAGTCATCAAATGAGAGGTATGGGTCTTGGGTTAACTATAACTCAGGATATAATCTCTGGAATTGATGGAGAGATTTCGGTAGTTAAACCATCTGAAGGTTATAAGACTTGTATTGAAATTATCTTACCAAAAGCAGATGAAGAAGAGGTTCCAACTGATGCCTATTAAGTTTTTATATATAGATGACGATAAAACTGAAAAATTGCAATCTTTAATCGATGAACTTGTTTTTTATAGTGGCGGACATTTGCATATTGAACACATACAAGTTCGTCCAATGCAAGAAGTAAAAACTAAGTTTTTAGAGGGGCATTTTGATGGTTTTATTATTGACCAAAAACTTGATGCAGCCAATGAAGAAGGCAAAACTGTTGATTATTGGGGAACATCACTAGCTCAAAATCTACGAACAGAAATGATTGGAGGGAAAATACCAAGTTCACCAATCGTATTATTATCAAATGAAGATGTATTCTTAAAATATTATGATGCAGATGAAAGTGCGCATAACCTGTTTGATTTTACATTTGGTAAGACTCAAGTTTCACGATGTGATAAATTTGCATCAAAAGCGAGTCGTATAATCACCGCTTTAGCTAATGCTTATTCCATTGCAAGAAAACAAGTTATGCCTCTAGTATCCAGTGAAGCGACTTCAAAAGAACTATTAGAACCATTATTAAAATGGAATGATGATATTTATCAATATACAGATAAAAGATTTATTGATTATGTTTCATCTAAATCTCATGACCTTCATATTTTAGTATCGCTTTTACTAAACACTTTCGTTCGAAGTGCTGGAATATTAGTTACAGAAGAAATGTTGGCAACTAAACTTGGTATTGATATTGATGAATCATCAGATTGGCCTCGACTCTTAAATGAGTTTGAATCTTTTAAATATAACGGTGTATTTTCTGAACTTAAGCAGAGATGGTGGATGTCTCGTATCGAAGACTGGTGGTACGATAATGGTGATGGGGGGCAAGTTCTAAGAGCGCTAGAAGCTAAGGAGCGAGTTGAAGTAATAAAAGAGGTAATGTCTTTAAATTCTTTGGCTGCTATTAAACCTAAATATCCTAATGGTAAACAAAGTCAAAAATATTGGGTGAACTGTATAGTTTCAGGAGTTCCTTTAGATCCATATGATGCAATAATTGCAAAAAAACCAGATATAATGCCATGGGAACAATCTGTTTACTTAGACCCTGAAATTACATTTAACCGTCAGCATATTCCGAAATATTCAGTACATCAAGATTATCAGAAGAAAGTTAAACCACTTTATAAGAGGCTTACGTCTGATGAGTGATCAAATGACAACTGTTGATAATGTAACAAAATTAATTTCAGTGTTACAAGAATTTGAGATTATTGATGATTTAACGCCGCTACATCAATTATCTTCAACTTTACGTAGGGCCAATCTAGGACGGGGGATTGGTTATCAATTAACAGATTTAACATTTTCCAATTTATCTTCAGAACAGTTTATTAATAGTAACATTTGGGATGCTGATAGCTTAGAAATTAAGCTTCATTTAAATTTGAAATTAAAACCACATCAAGACTTTTGTTTTGGAAGCGTAGATGAATCTGTTGTTGAAGTTACATATGAAGCCTTGACGATAAAGGGAGAAATAGCGAGAGGAGCATGGCATTTAGATTTTCATGATCACACTAAAGGTAAACAGCCTAAGTTTATTCATCCTGATTTCCATTTTCATCATGGTGGTAGGAGGATAAAAGATACAACTGAAAATTATGGTGAATTAGTACTTTTAGATGCACCTAGATTGATGCATCCGCCATTAGATCTTTTTTTAGCAATAGATATGTTAATCACAAATTTTATTGAAAAAAGAGTATGGTTGAGTTTAAGGGCAGATAAAAGGTACCAAGAAATCATTCAGAATTCTCAGAATAAATGGTGGCATAAATATTATCAACAAGTTGCAGATTATTGGACTTACCAGACGAGTGGTTCAGAAGACGTTGTCAAACGTAATATAGCAAGACTTTCGAATCCATATTTATATTAATAAAGGAAGCCGTTTAAGGCTTCCTTTTTACTCTTTCCCCATCACCATAGCCACACGACCAACTACCTTTATATCATTTTCTTCAACATTGATAGTTGAACCATTAAAACTGATCGCTAATTTCTTACCTGGTAGACGTTGTAGTTCGTTGATCGAGAACGAACCATCCATATCAATTAAATATTTTCCTGATGTTGCATGTATAGATTCTTTATCAATAAGCAGTCTTTGAGAGTCTTCTTTTACTAAAATTAGATTTTCAGTCTCTAACTCTTCACAGATACTCTTATCTAAAACAAACGAGTTTGATTCTTCCAAGACTCCTGAACGTAATCTAAAGCTATCAATCGATGTTGCATTTGCAACTTTTGATTTTTCACTTTCAGGAAAAGCCTCGCCAATACCTAATGCAAGCCACTTCATTGACACACCAGTTTCCAAATGAATGCGAATTAGCACTTCAAAAGGAGTCATGTTGCGCGTGTTCCATGTCGAGATTGTAGATCTTGGTACGCCTATTACGTCAGCAAGAGCCAATAAATCTCTACTTTTCGTCACGATTTTTAAGTTTTCTACGACATCTCGACCTTTTAAATAGTCTGGAGCTTCAATTTTAGCTTGCATAAGTTGCATTCTCGATCTAAAGTTGCATTATCAACTCGGGCGGAGTTGTACGGTTGCAAACAAAGTTAAACAATTCGATAACCATAAAGGATACCACCATGTTGTCATTTCAAATAGTTATTCCTGCGCCTTTTATGACGTTAGATGAATATTCTCGTCATTCAGGCATGCCGAAACGCACTCTTAAAGATTGGGCTGCACAAGGTAAATTGATCCTTAAAAAGAAAGACCTACCTAAAGAAACCCCATTAGTAAACGTAATTGCAATGCAAGAGCTTGCTACTCGTGAAGCTTTAAGCTATTTGGGTTAACGCTATGACTAATCAATCAAATGAAAACAAACCGACAGTATTGGAAATTACCGTTGCAATTGTGGTTTTGTTTTCTCTTGGCTTCGTCATTTGAGTATCGGACAGATAGAGGAATAGCTCAATGTGCGATTTACGTGAGCCTAAACAAAATGCTTTTGACAATGCATGTTATGCGTTTGCTGATTCTGAAAACATGGAACAAGTTGCGAAGCGTTGCGGAATTAATCCAACAATACTGCGCAACAAATTGAACCCTGAACAACCACACAAGTTAACAGTAGGGGAGTTAATCGCTATCACGGAAGAGAGCGGTAATTACTGCATCATTAATAGCCTTTTGCTTAGTCTCAATATGGTTGGCGCAAGAGTCGATCTAAATGCAGACCAAGAAACCTTAATTAAACGAGCTTTAGAAAATAGTGTTCATGCCGGTGATTTGTCTCGTCTCGCATTAGCGAACGGCGGCGAAATTCGTTTACCGCGTTCTAAGCGTAATGAGCTATTAGACAAAGCACACAAAAGCGTTAGTAACTTGGTGTTGCTAATGAATGATCTTGAAAACAAAACATCCGGCTTATCACCGTTTTTATCTATGAGCTTAGATTTTGTTGTAAACGGCGTACCAATTCCGGGTTTATCGTGAGGAACTAATTATGACTCAATTAGCACAAGCATCAAATCCTGTCCCATCTGCACAAGAAAGTATTAACGCTTGTAAGGCTCTTTTTACTAAAGGGCATAAACGTAACCAAATCAAAATTGCATTCAATTCATTAACCGTTCGAGGTCGTGGAATGATTTGCATCGCTGGTGGGTTACCTCCTGCAGATTGCCATCGTAGTTTTGAGGATTTTAACGATATTGAATTACAAAAGATTCGTCGTGGTTTGATTGAATTGAAAGGCATCACAAAGCGCTTTGATACCAAAGTTGGCGATGTAAACAAATTAAGACCAAGCCATTTCCAAGCCTAATTAATACCTAGCCAACTTTTGCCCCTGTAATAGGGGGCTTTTTTTTACCTAAATTTTGTTTATTGCATAGGAGCAATGAAATGAGTGACTTAAAAACAGCAGAACAGTTTTATCAAGCATCATTGGAAAACCTTAATAAAGCGAAAGAGCTGCATGAAGCAACGGATGCAACATCAAGAAAAACAGCAGCGTTATTTTCTCGTTTTATTGATGGAACACAATCTATTTCTGGCGATGTTGAGCTTGCAGCGAGAGACAATCTTAAAGAAATCCAGTCACGCGATGTATTAGCAGTGATTAATTCAATTGTTGCTATGACGTTGGATATGCCTAAACCATTTCTTGCTCATTGTTGTGCAGGTTCAGCAATTAAATCGTTCGATATATATGTTTGGAATCCAAATGATAAAGATAGCGAAGATGCGCGATTGGAAGGCCATTTGATTCTTGATAAACCATCAGTGCTTGAAGATGCTCTTTCTCTAGAAAGTCAATTGGCTGAATTTATCATTGAAGTAAAAGATAACGCAGAGGTAACAGCATGAGCAAAGATAAATTCTTAGCAAAAATGGCGATTGCTTATATGCAAAATCATGGTCATGCACCTACAGAAAATCAGTTAAATGATTGGTCTGAGTTATATGCTGTTCTTGAAAGAAAGGGGAACTAATCATGCTTCGTTTTTTAGCTGTTGTGTTGAATAGTGGCGGTGGTGTGGTTCGTGATGATGAGTCGAATGAAATTCAAGTGAAAGAGCTTGGTGAGTTTGAATCAAAAGAATTAGCCATTGATAACGCCTGTGAAACCTTAAAGTGTGAACATGTTACTAAGGGCATCATTGTTAGAGTTAATAACACTGGTGGTTATATGGTCTGCGATACACAGGAGTTTGCAGAGTTATGAGTGAGCATATCAAAATTGCCGCTCAAGCTGCTGATTATATCGATGGATTATTTGTTGAAATCATTGAAGGTGATCATGACGACAATGAAGTTTTATTAGGGACAGTTTTAGTCGGCAATAAATCATTTCAAATCCAACTTAAAGTTACCGCAAATCCTGATGATTTCATGGATGAATGCTAGTGTCTAAAAAGCTTACTTTCACATATCAAGAACAACGTGCTGCCATTAAAGCTTGTTTAAGTTTTAGTGGTTTGTGCGTATTCCCTCAAAAACCAAAAGAAATTCTAACGCTGTTACCTGATACATCAGTTAAGAACAAAGAACCTGATGATATGACTGTTACTGAGCGTAAGCTTTATCTGGTTGATAAAGTAAATCACGAGTGGCGAAAACAGTTCTTTTCTGGCTTACCAAATTATTTAGCAAAGTATTTTGCTGATCGTTATATCTCTATTTTTCATAAAGAAGGGAGAGCGAAGGCTGCTCGTTTTTTAACAGAAAAAATGGGTATCGAATTACAACGTCGAGTCAGTGTCGTGCTTTATCGATACCGCCATCTACCAACATATAACAAGATTAGATTGATGAATGAAGACATTGATCAATGTGATTTTGATGAAGTTCCAAATATTGGCCAACTTGAATTTAACCTTGAAGAAGTCAAAGCGAAAAAACCAAAATCCCGTCTACTCGCAGAAATGGAGCAAGACGAGTTAAAAGATATGGCATTTAAGATTTCTAAAATCATGCAAGATCGTTTTGCCCAATTAAGTGCTGAGCATAATGGTGAAACAGATAAAGAAATTGATGCTGGTATTATTGAGGTATTTAAGGGATTAGCTGCTCTTACTAACAGTTTTGGAATTGTTGCGCCACGTAAGAAGAAAAAAGAGTTAACTGCAGAAGATGTCTATAGCGACATTTTTAGAATGCAGGATGAAAAATGGTGGCGTGGTCGTTTAGTTAAAGCATATAAAATCATGCGTGAGCATTTAGCTATTGCTATGGGGCAGGTATCAAAACGCGCTTCAGCTTATTGCTCTTATGATTGTGTTCGTGAACACCAAGAACAGCAAAAGCGCAATTGGGATGCGATTCAAAACAAAATCCTCATCGATGAAGAAATACAAGAAGAATGTGACCTAAAAGACATGGTTTTAAAAAGCGTGTCGAACCCGGCTATTCGTCGTCATGAGTTAATGACGAGAACTAGAGGTTGTGAGGATATCGCTGAAGAATTGGGGCTTTGTGGTCTGTTTTTAACATTAACAACTCCGGGAAAGTATCACAATAGTTATCAACGTGGCGGATTTATTCCACATTGGAGTGGTGCAAGTCCTCGTGATGCTCAAATCTATTTAAATGGGGTTTGGTCACGTATCAGAGCAAAGCTAGGTCGTGAAGAGTTTCGTTGGTTTGGCATTCGAGTGGCCGAACCTCATCATGATGGAACACCACATTGGCATTTACTTCTATGGTGTAAACCGGAAGATAAAGCTGAAATTACTCGCATCTTTATTGATTACGCGACAAAAGAAGACAAACAAGAATTAATGAAAAGTGGAGAGTTTGATCACTCTGCACGTTGCGATGTGAAAGATATAGATTCTGAACAGGGCTCAGCTACTGGTTACATTGCTAAATACATTTCTAAAAATATTGATGGCTATGCGATGGATGATGCGGTTTCTGATGAAACTGATAAGCCAATAAAAGACATGGTCAAGAATGTTAGTGCTTGGAAAAGCCGCTGGAACATTCGTCAATTTCAATTTATTGGTGGCGCACCAGTTACCACTTATCGTGAATTACGCCGCTTGGCCAACCTTGATAAAGACTCTTATATGGATTTCTTACACTCACAAGAGCGTTCACAGTTATTAGCTGTTTATCGTTCGATGGTGTTTAGCCATGTAGGGCCACAACAACCTGATGCCGCGTTTACTAAACCTGACTTGATGAAACGTTTAGGTGATGCTTATCAGCCAACGGTTACCCATCCAAATGGAAGCGTGATTAAAACCATGCGCTCTGCTGATGAAGGTAACTGGCAGGGTTACATCATGGGGCAGGGTGGCCCTTTCGTTAAACGTGCAGCTTTGATTGTTCGTAATGCTTATGAAGAGCTACCGTTTTCTTCTCGTTACTCTGAAACCATCCGTAAGGTAGAAGGAATACTTGCAGCTGGTGAGTTTATTAAAACTCGCGTGAGAACGTGGACGATTCAAAACAAAGTTAAAAAATTCGATGAACATGAAGCGGAGGCTCTTGCTCTTGATAGCAGCGCAGCTGCTCCTTGGAGTTCTGTCAATAACTGTACGGACGATCCCGAAAAGGATCAAAAAGGACAGGTGAGCGATAAGCTATCTAAAATATTAACGCCTTTAGGTAAAAAGCCTGAATCCCTTGATGAACATGCACTTAACGCATTTATGAAAGGTAGTTCCTTGAACCTCGATGATGGTCGTAAGGTGAAAATACGTTCAGGTTATGTGGATGAAGAAGGGAACGTTCGTCCACCAGAACTGATGGAAATAGAAAAAGAGCCGGAAGATTTACGATGGCTTGATTTTAAAGGTTGGCCAGAGCCACCAAACGAGTCGAAAACTGACGAATACCAACAACCAAACCTCTCAATTTTCCCAGAATATGAATTTGGTGATGATGAGTGGCCGTTAATCTAAGGAATATGTATGTCTGCAATTGATCCAGTAAATGAAAAGAAAGTATTTGAAGCAATGATCATAATGAAAGGCCACTTAGAAGAAATAGGCTTGAACGAACATGAAAGAATTGTTCTTCTGAAGAATTTAGCGAGTCATGAAGAAACGACATTAGACCGTAAAAATGCAGCAACAGTTATGTTTGCGGCTTTACGCACAATTAGGTTGTAAATCACACTGTAAGAACTACTGTTTATTTATACAGTAAAATACTGTATTCTTATACAGGTCAAATGGTTAGGGCGTGGCAACACTATGAATAATAAAGAATTATACCTAGAGGCAATGGAGTTTATTTTAGAGGGTACTGCACTCAGTACTTTTGGTGAAAACAAAAGTGACATCGCTGTGTACCTGGTAGGATTAGTCGTTGCTGACCAGAAAGAAGAGTTGGAGCCTGAAAAGATGGATGCTCTACGGATGATAATCCAAATGGTTGATGAAGCTGAATCACAAAAAATGGCCCTCTAGTGCGAGGGCTTCTTTTTGTCTATAAGATAGAAAGTTTTAACTGTAATTCTTTGCGCTGTTCTGGCGCTAAACCTCTAACCAATTCAATGGCCATTTGAGAAGTCGTTTTTGCTGAAGGACTTAAAGTATGGCTGAAACTTAAATTCATCACATAAGTATGGCCACACTCGGGGTCACTACAACTGCAATATAAATCTGAATAACTCTCTGAAATTCGATTGGTCTTTTGAATGCGGCTTTTGTTGCCGCATTCAGGGCAGAATACTCGCATAAAAACATCCATTTGATTCACTAACTGACTTGAATGATTATAAAGCACAAGACTGTTTTTATGTACAGTGTTATTTGGCGATTTTAGTGTTTTATAGTGTTTTTATTTTAAAATTGTGAAACATTGCTGATATATTTGAGCTAAGTGAAGAATATTGTATAAATCTAATATTTGTTACTATACCGTCTCTTGTCTTATAACAATCGGTTTTAATCGGTTGTGTTGTTTTCTTGGTACATCATTAGTGAGATGAGTTAAATGTTTATAAAAATGCTAGAATTTTTACCTTTTGATTTTACAGTTGAGAATTTACTAACATTTGTTGTTGTTTTACTGCTCTTGGTTATTTTTAAGTTGAATGTAATTATTGATTTTTTTGAATCAAGACAAAAATCAAGATTAGAAAAAATAAAAAATGCCATTGAAAATACGTCCGAAGTTGAGAAGGACTTATTAGCTTTTTATGCTGATCAATACTCGATAGAGCAATTTCGATTAATTGAAGGGTTTAGCCCCCAAATTCCAGAACGTGATGAAATGATTAAGGTGTGTAAAGCTTCTAATGGGAGGTTAGCAATGGTGCACTTTAAGCGTGCTTGGACTCTGTTAGGATTTGATGGTAAAACTATCTTAGTTAAGATTGGTATTAAAGATGAAATTTCTGCAATAATATTTAAGTTCGCTGGGCTAATGAGTATGATATTTGGAGTTTTGTTGGCCTCCCAGCTTGCAGATAAAACGTTATTAGGTTTTATTACTATATTAGCTTTAGCATTATTTTTTATAGGTATTGCTTTAGTATTTATATATTTAACATTTCCATTTTACTCAGCAAAACGAGTTAAAAAAGAGTTAGAAAATCAATCGAAAGAAAAGAAAAAAAAGTGACGTAAATCGCACTCCTCCTACCCACCTGCGACGTAAAATTGGTCACTTTTTTTGCAGTTTTAAGTTCTTCATTTTTGGGGCTGGTGAGTAGGGTGGTAATTAGCACGAGAGCCCTTTTTTATAGGGTTCTCAGCGTATGTGAAGGGCAAAGAAATACTTAATTCTGTGGGATTTCAAAACTGAAAAATTGAAATTATTTTCACGTTATTTCAGTAATAAAGATCTCTTGATGATCTGCTTGGTTTTGCTAACTATTTGAAAGTAAGTGGTTTGTTGTGTTTTATGTCGTGATTTAAAAGATCTTGTGTGATTTTTAAATGATCACCTAATTAGCTCTAAAGCCTTATACAGCAAGGTTTTAGCTCAAAAAGTAAAACTGAAAAAAACTGTAGTGCAAAACGCTATTGTTTAGTTTCAGTATTCAACAAATTAAACTCAAATTGTAAGCTTTTCGGTACTTCCTTATCGTTGTTTACGGCATCCATAAACATTTCACAAGCTGGGATAACCTCATTTTGCGTATACACCTGATTAAACTTGATTGGGTCGCCACGAGCCCCACCGTTTGGAATGATAGCGGCCAACTCAACAGGGAAGCGGTGACCAGTTAATACCTCCTGGGCGGTTACGTTTTTTATCTTCTCAAACTCATCTTTTGTCGCAATGTCCCCAACAGGAATGAGCTGAATGCCTTTCTCTTTTCCGTTTGGAATATTGATGAACATAGAACGAAAGTTACCAACACCACGGCTTGAAGCCATTTTTTCTTTTAAGTCGGTTTCATCTTCTTTGCTTAAACTTGGGTCAGTAGCATAAAAGATAAAACCCATGTGTAAGCCGTTCTTGTAGTATCGACGGCGAAATGTTGTTGCATCACTATTTAAAAGGGCAGACTGAACACAACCAAGATAATCTGGTGACCCATAAACTTGTTGCGCAGGGTCGTACTGCTTAATAAAAATCACATCTTCTTGTTTAAAGAGTCGCTTCTTATCATCACGGCCTAGTAACCAGTAATCACCTTTTTTATTCTTGCGTAAATGCATGGTAGGAAGTGGATGAAGCCGAACGACACGGCCAAAGTGATCACGAATCTTGAGAATGGCTGTATCACCAAACTCTAAGAAGTCATGCACTGCAGCGTGAACTTGCTGTTTTTGCATTCCTCCTTTTTTGAAACGACCAGAAATCATATTACGGCGAGCCATTAAAATAGACCCATGATACGCATTTGCTCGAGTAAGTTTGTTTAAGCCAGCTCGGTCTAACGGTGGTTCCCAATAATCTTCGGTATCATTGTAATATAGCTCGCTGTATTCATAGTTACTGAATCCAGTATCCATAATTTCAGGCTGGCCAAAACTAAAGATTAAGCTTTCATTTGGTGTTTCTTCCATTACTTGTTTGTCTGTCATGCGCAAGTCTGCCAAGTTGATTTTCGTTGTTGTTGGTGATCAAGAGGTTCATTAATGATGGCGTGTGAAATAGCCCAAAACGCATCGGCATGGCCTGTGGTTTCACTTCGTTCAGCTTTGAATGTCATCATGTTACCGCTGTTGGTGCTGGTTCGCTTAATTGCCATAAATGCCATTGCTATGTCTTTATGTTCTGCATCAAAAGCGAGTCGGCCACTTTCAATCACATCAATCATTTTTAGAACTAAGCGGTTTTTGTTTTCATTGCTGTAATGAATCGCTACGGCTTCACGTGGGTATTTAGCGTGAATCAAATCCCAAACACCGCCACCAATACCAGTGGTATCAACGCCGATGTAACTCACGTTATAGCGGTTATAGACTTCTTCAATCTTTGCTACGTGATGTTGGAAGTTCAAACCTTTCCAATAGTGTTTTTCAAGTACTCTGAATTGTTCTGGTGCCACAATTGGCGGAGCAACAACAACTAAACAGGCATTGTCTCTGGTTCTTGATGGGTCATAACCAAGCCACACTTCACGCCGTCCAAAAGGTGAGGTGGTATTAGGTTTGAAATCACGCCAGCGACTAATATCAATCATGCACTTTTCAAGATCGGTAAACTTGAATACAGAATGTGAATCATCAACGAAAATACACATAAAGAGGTTATCAAAATCAACTTTACTGTATTCATCACGTAGTTCATCAATATCAAATAAATTACAACCACCTTTTGCAGCATCTTCTATCGTGACAATGTAACGCCATTGCTTGTCTGGACAGACAATCCCTTGCTGCATTTGCTTGAAGGTTGGAAATTCTAAGCTTTCACGGCTACTGAGTCCTTTCTTCCATGAGTCACCAGTCCAGAAGGGGTAAGCTGCATGAACTTTACTTGATGGTGTTGAGAAATAGGTTTTGCGCCATTTCTTATGTGTTGCCATCGCTGAAGCGAGTTTGTTTAGTTCATCAAACTTAGGGATCCAGAAGTATTCATCAATATAAACATGGCCATGATAACTTTGCGCCGTTTTACTATTGGTTGATAAGAATCTAAGTTCCGCACCATTAGATAGAACGATTGGGTTACCAGTTAACTCTATGTCTAAAAACTCTTTGGCCAATGCAATGATGTAGCTACGGAACACTTCAGCTTGAGCGCGAGAGGCTGATAAAAATATCTGGTTATCACCTGCTAAAATCGCATCTTCTAATGCTTCACCTGCAAAGTAATAGGTTGCACCAATTTGACGTGATTTAAGAATGTTACGAATACGTTGGTGTAAGTTATCACGCATGGTTAGCTGGTATTTAAACAGCGATTTATGCCACTCTTTAAAGTTTTCTTCTGTTAATCCTGAAATATCATTCTTGGCAGATTTTGATTTACTTTTCTTCTCTGATGTCGATTTACTGCGTTGTTTTTTATTTCGTGGTGTTTGCGTGTCAGAAGTGCTTTCTTCTTGATAGTTATGCGCTCTAAGCTTTAGTTCTGCACGTTGTTTCTTTAGTTTAACGTGGTGCTCAATTAGCTTGGTTAATTCCTTTAATTGTTGGTCTGTTTTCTCTGGAAGTTCTAACAGAGTTTCCACTCGACGAGTGATAGATTCTTCAACCGAATTTTCGCGTAATGAATCACGCCAGCCAAACTTATCAGCCCAATAGTAAATGATACGGTCACTATTAAGGTTTAGTTCTGCAGCGATTTCGTTTGGTGTCCAAGTACGCATATAAAGGCTTTTCGCCGCGTCTCTGATTTCTTTTGAATATGCCATAAAGCTAATAATACGCAGCTAACTACTTAAATTTACTCACTTATGTTCGGATGAATTCGGATATGGGTTGTATCCGAATTGCTCCGAACACAAGTGCATGATTTAGCTCTTTCAAGCTCGTATTCTTGTCTCAAATCGACATTCATTTGAATCACTGACAGGTAATTATGAGTAAACAATCAGGTTGGAAAATTGCTGCGACAGAAGGTGCCACTATTGATGGTCGTACTATTACAAAGCAGTGGATTGAAGATATGGCAGATCAATATTCAATGGCTGAATATGGTGCGCTTATCTGGCCTGAACACTCCCGTAGTCGATGGGATAAATTTGAAGGTAAGAACTGGGGAACGGTTGATGAAGTTAAGTCAGAAAAGCGAGCTGGTAAATATCGTTTATTGGTGAAAGTTACACCAAACAAATATTTATTAGCAGCTAATGCTGATGGACAGAAGTTGTTTATGTCTATTGAGCCGGATCCAGATTATTGCGGAAGTGGTCGTTGTTATTTGATGGGTTTAGCTGTAACAGATTCCCCTGCATCAACAGGTACAACACTTCTCAAGTTTTCAAAAAAAAACGGCGAAGAAAACAGCCATGAATACAGCCAATTAGAAGAATTAGATTTAAGTGATGTGTTGAATGTAGATCACAGCTTGATTGCTAGTGCATTTTCAACAATAGCTAATTTCTTTTCTTCTGGTGGGCAGTTACCAACTATTAAGCAACAAACTTCTGAACCAGAAGAGGATGAAGAACCTATGAACTCAGAGCAGTTTAGCCAAATGATGGGCAAGCTAGAAAAAATTGAAGAAAAACAAACCGAGCTTGAAAGTAAGCAAACGGAGTTTTCTGCTCAAGTACAAAAAATCTCAGTGTCGCCGGAAGAAGAAAATGAACCACCAAAAAATGACGAACAAGAAGGTATTACGCCTAAACAGTTTAATCAATTATCTGGAAAACTAGACACGTTGCTAACAAAGCAAAGTGATATGGAAAACCAGTTCAACGCACTGAAAAAAGAAGTGCCAAACCAAGAGCCAGAAGGTGAAGGCGTTTCATCTGTGGAGGCAATTTAATGTTTAATGCTCAAGCAAGTTCGTTCTTGCAAAAATACTGTGAATCCATAGCGAAAGCTGCAGTGGTAGCAGGGGTGAACCCAGCAGAGCTATTTGCTATTTCACCTGTAATTGAAACAAAGCTTCGCCAAGCAATTGTTCACTCTGATTCATTCTTAAATCTGATTTCAGTTCAATCTGTGGATCAGATTAAAGGGCAAGTGGTCGATGTAGGTACAGGCGCCTTGCTTACTGGTCGTGTTAAAGATGGTCGTTTCCGTTCGAAACTTGGCATGGATGGCAACACATTCGAATTAATTGAAACGGATTCATGTGCTGCAATCAAATGGACCACGTTAACACAGTGGGCTAATTCTGGCAGTTCTGGAGAGTTCATTAAATACATGAACGCCGCGATTACTCGAAACTATGCATTGGATATGCTGCGTATTGGTTTCCACGGTATCAAGATTTCAGAAACAACTGATCCTGCGACTAATCCAAATGGTGAAGACGTAAACAAAGGTTGGTTAACGATTGCCAAAGAAAAGGCAGCGGCTCAAGTGTTACCAACTGCGGTTCTAGATGTAACAGGTACAACTGATGGTTCATATAAAACGCTTGATAGCTTAGTAAATGATCTGAAAAACACGACGATTCATGAAGTCCACCGTGGTAGTCCTGATTTAGTTGTGCTGATTGGTTCAGATTTGGTGGCGGCAGAACAACATCGATTGTTAGAAGCAGCTGATACACCAAGTGAAAACAAACACGCTCAATCACTAGCAACAACGGTTGCTGGAATGAAAGTGTATACACCACCATTCTTTAAGCCTACTCAAGTATGGATTACCAGTTTAAAGAATCTGCAAATCTTAACGCAGAAAGGTACTCAGTGGCGTAAAGCGAAAAACGAAGAAGACCGTAAGCAGTTTGAAAACTCTTATCTTCGTATGGAAGGTTATGCGATTGGTGATCTTGATAAGTTCGCCGCAATTGAAGATGTCACTATTTCAGACGGTACTGCAGGAGCGTAATTATGGCAAGTCCATTAGCAATGCAGCGTAAAGCATTATTAGCAAAGTCAGCACCAAAGCAAGCGACTGTTTCTACTGGTTTGGATACAGCGAAAAGCTTACATCTTCAACTGTTAGAGCTCGATGCTGATTTACATTTCTTATCTGGTTTTAATCGTATTGAAGATAAAGTTCAGCATAAGCGTGATGTGTTAATTCCTAAATATCGTCCGTATGTTGATGCATATTTAGAATCTGATGAGAAATACGATAACCCTGTATTTGCTCAATTGATTATCTGGTTATTTGATACATCAAATTTAGAAACCGCGATTAAGTGGTGTGACATTGCTATTGCTCAAGAGTTAGATACACCAGAGCGTTTTAACCGTGATTTTGCAACGTTTTGTTCTGATGAAGTCCTTAAATGGTCCGAGAGAATGGGATCGCAAGGTCATAGTGTTGAACCGTATTTCTCAGATGTGTTTTACAAAGTCCGTGAGAAATGGCGTATCAATGAAAAGTTAACGGCTAAGTGGTTTAAGTTCGCCGGGTTGCATTTGTTACGTGATAAAGACGGTGAACCAAAGGCAACGGCGGTTGGTGATATTCAAGTGCTTCAAAAGTCTTTTGATTACTTAGAAGAAGCAGATAAGCAGTACGGCAATGTTGGTGTGAAAACCATTATGGATAAAGTGCAACAACGAATTCGAGCGATTAAAGAAGGTCGCTTATAGGCTCCTAAGCCACCGCGCTTCGGCTGACGAGGAAGAACACATAATTCATTACTTTGTTTATTCCGTCGACTCAGTGGCTAGAGGCGCATCTATTTTAAAACGTTAAGGAAGTGCAATGTTTAGTGGTTCATCAGGCGCAGACTATCAAGATACCGTGATCGAGAATGATGGCTTTTGGCCTAACTTGAATGCAGGTGATTTTGAAAAGCGTCGAGGTTTACCAGCAGCGCAAGATCCAGAGCGTATTGCAATGGCCATTGCTAATGCAACAGCAGAGGTAAATCTGCAATTGGAAATGCTGAAGACTCAGTACATGAGTGAAGGTATAAACCAAGCGGAAGACATTATTGCCTTTCCCAAGATAGGTAATAAAAACCGAGTAGTTATGCAGTATGAATTAGCAATCAATGCCAGAGCAAAAGCAGATTTATTACCTGATATTGCAACGGTTCATCAACGTAAAGAAGGTGACCATCTCGCTGAACGAAGCGAAGAAACAAAAAATGAATTACTGGCAGAAAGTCAGCGGATTATTCGCAACATGTGTGGCTTGAATCGTTCTTCGGTAACGTTGATATGAACCAGTACCAAGAAGGCTACAAATTACGTGATTTGAAGGCATTTCTAAAACAAGTCGTCGGCGACAAGATAGCAAAGCGAATGGATTGCGAAATGGGCAGTGTTCAACTGATGTTGAACCCTAAGTTTCAAGGGCAAGGTTATGATTTGTTATATCAACGATACGTAGCTGAATTCTTGTTTGATAAGTTTCCTTTTAAGGAATACAGCCCGGCAGTGTTATTTAGCAATGTTGGTGCATGGTTGATGGATAACGACAAAGAGCGTGAGAAGTTTAGAGAGCTTGATGATCCTGAAATTGAAGTTGTTATTGAAGATGAAAGCAATGCTGAAGTGCTAATTAGTATTGAATTTGATGAAGCCATCAAAGTGACTGAAGACCCAAATGGGCAAATCTATTGGAAAGGTAAACGCTGGAAGATTGAAGAATACGATGTGTATGTAGCAAACAAAGTTCAGGTAAATACTCGTGCTTGAAATCAAAGCGGATAAGCGCAGTTATCTACGAGTTAAAGAACAATTAGCTCTTACTCAGTTAGATAAAAAAGCACGTTCTCGAATTTTGAAAGTATTGGGTAAATACATAACCAAAGAAACAAGAAAGAACATTCGTGCTCAACGTGATCCTGAGGGACGAAAGTGGAAAGCGAGAAAGAAAGGTCGCCGTAAGATGCTTCGCGGTTTCACTAAAAAGTTGAAGCACTTTCAAAGAGACAATAATAGAACGTTATTTGTTGGTTGGCCATCAAACCGAGGAACGGTAGGTCTTGCGCATCATACAGGTGAGCCAGAGAAAAGCGGATTACAGCAACGCTTTAACCAAGCCAAGAAAAACAAAGAGCCAAAGAAAACAGATCCAGCAACACGCGAACAAGCCAAAGAGCTTAGAGATTTAGGATTTCGTTTGCCAAAGCAAGGCAGACAAAAGCGCGGTAAAAAGCCCACGATTAAATTCATCATGCAGAACATGACCGTGGCAGAAGCAGCGAAAGTAATTAGTGATCTAGAAAATAAAACCCCAGCAAGACAGTGGGACATAGATAGACCAGAGCGGCGATTAATTGGCATCAGTCCTAAAAGGGTAGCGATGATTGTTAAGCGCGAAATGAACAAAAACAGGAGCAAGTAGATATGGCATTTCCTACCGTCATTATCAATATTCTGAACATGATGCGTGGTGCAATTCCGGGCGTTGAATTCCATTTCTTATTTGTGGGTTATGGTGTCGTTGCTGAAGGTGAAACTCGTAATTTAATTATGGTAGATGCAACGACAGATTTAGATGATGCATTAAGCGATGCAGATGCTGAATTAAAAACCACAATGAAAGCGGCGCAGTTAAACGGAAAGCAAGGGTGGACTGCTGGTGTAATGATCTTAAAAGAGGGCGATGATTGGAAAGCGGCTATAAACAAAGCGAATGAAACATCAAGCTTTGAAGCAACCGTATTAACGATCCCTGCAACAAATAAAGCCTTTTTAGAAGAAGCAATTGCAGTGCGTACTGAGCTAAAAAACAAGCTTGGTCGTGAAGTCTTTATGATTTGTACGACTCCAAAAATTGATAATACGGCTGACTCAGGTACAACATGGGCCGAATGGTTAGCAACAACAGTAACCATTCAAAAAGAGGTAGCCAGTGAATACATTACGGTTGTTCCTCAAGTTCATAAAACAAACTCTACGATTGGTATTTATGCTGGCCGTTTAGCAAATCAAGAAGTGTCGGTTGCTGATACTCCAGCACGTGTAAAAACAGGCAGTAATTTAGGTGATACAGAGCTTGGCCGAGATAAAGACGATAAGCCGTTAGAGCTGGCAATCCTGAAAACCTTAGAGCAAAACCGCTACGCCGTCCCTATGTATTATCCTGATTATCCGGGACAGTATTGGACAACAGGTCGAACACTCGATGTTCCAGGGGGGGATTTTCAAGATATTCGCCATATCCGTGTTGCGATGAAAGCCGCTCGTAAAGTTCGTGTTCGTGCCATTGCACGTATTGGTGATCGTTCACTGAATTCAACACCGGGCAGCATGGCAAATGCGAAACTGTATTTCACTCAAGATTTACGCGAAATGGCGATTGTTACCAAGATTAGAGATGTTGAGTTCCCCGGTGAAATTAAACCGCCATTGGGTGAAGACATCACTCTCACTTGGGTAAACGATGAAGAATTAGAAGTGTTACTCGCGGTTACGCCTTATGAATGCCCGGTGAAAATTACGATGGGCATCATGATCAATAAACGATTAGGAGAATAGCAATGTCCTTATTTACTGGCCGTAGCTTTGATGTGTCTTTGTTGGGGGAACTGGTTCATGTGAAATCAGCAACCGCGACGATTAATGATGAATCAGCCGTCGCAACCACTCGCGGTGTGACTAATGGTTATACCGATGGCAAAGCAACGTGTGATGTTGAGTATGAACTTGATTTAAGTGAATTTAAGAAGGTACAGGCCGCAGCTCGTAAAGCTGGAAGTTTTCGAGATATCAAACCGCATGATTCGATGTTTTACGCGAACAACGGTGATGATGAAGACAAGATTGAACTCTTTGGTGTGAAGTTACTTTTAGCCGATTTACTCAGTGTAGATCCTGATAGTGCTGATAAAAGCACTCGTAAGTTGAAAGGCTTTGTAACTAGTCCTCATTTTGTTCGAATCAATGATATTCCGTATCTAAGTAAAAATGATACGCGAGGATTGGTGTAGATGGATGATTTTGATAGAGCCAGTGCGCTTGAAGCCAAACAGACTGAAGTGGCACTTGCCAACCACATGGCAAAGCAAAAAAACAAAGTGGAAATCGAGAGTGCCGAAGAGTGCATTGAATGTGAAAAGGTTATTCCCAAAGCACGACAAGAAGCAGTGAAAGGTTGCCAATATTGCGTTAATTGCCAAGCAAATCAGGAGTAATTATATGTCTGATTGGTTTGATAAGTTAACAAGTAACATCGCTTATTTTATATCTGCAACAGGAGTTGTTTTTAGCTCACTGACTGCTGAACAGTGGTATTTCATCTTTTCAATTGGATTAGGTGTCGGTGCTTTGTTAGTGAATGTTTGGCATAAATTAGTTATGCAAAAAATAGCGAAAGACAAAGGTGTATTTATTAATGAGTAAAATTAAAAAAGTTGTTTGTTCTGTATTAGCGGTTATCGGTTTAATTACAGGTGGGGTTGCTCTTAATGATCATACAAAACCTGTTGGTAGTGTAATTATTGATGGTAATTCTTTTGGAAAACTACGTATTAGTTCTGATGGGTTATTACTTATTGGTGATGCTGAAGGGTGTCGACAAGATCCATACTCTTGCCCAGCAGGTCTTAAAACGAATGGGATTGGTAATACTCATACTGTACCGAACAATATTGTTTCATTAGAACAAGTTGCTATAGATTGGGTAAGAAACATTCAAGATTCTGAGCAATGTGTAACTGCTGCAGAAAGCATCGCGAATAAAGCGATGTCACAAGGTCAATTTGATGCATTTACTTCTTTTACATTTAATACGGGTTGTACTCGATTTATGCGTAATAAAAATGGAAGTCAAACTAAAATTTATACTCATATTTTAAATGGGCAATATGCTCAAGCGTGTAAAGAGCTTCCTAGATGGGTTTATGGTGGCGGTACTAAGTTAGCTGGATTAGTTAATCGAAGAGGGCTTGAATATGCTCGGTGCCTTGAAATCAATTAAGTTTGTTGTGATGTGTGGTGTTGTGATTGTGGTTTTTATTCTTTGGATATTACTTGAAGCGAGTAATAGCAAACAGGATGTCTTACGTTCAGAACTAAACCAAGTAAAGCAAAACAATATGATTAATCAGACAACAATTAAGGCACTTAACGAAGAGCAATATAAAACGAATTTGTTATTAGTTAATCGGCAAAAAATACATTCTAAAGTTGAGAGGAAACTTAATGAAAATATTAAATTTCTTAAAGAAAAATTGTCAAAAAATGAATGTTATTTGCAGCCTTGGCCTCCTGATGTCATTGAGCGGTTGCGCAGCGACTACTAATACTATTGCAACTCATATTGTAGTTAAGTTGCCACCTTCCGGATTAATAGTTCCTTGTTATAAGCCAAAAATTGAAGGGACAACACCATTAATTACAGCAAGTGAAGATATACCAAAATTGAAAGCTGCACTTAGTAAGTGCGCAGAACAAACAGAAGATTACTTAAAATGGCGTGCAGAGCACGAATTAACAAAGAGACCAAAATTATGAAAATATCAGCAAAAGCCGTAATTCTAACTATTGGTGAACAAGACTTTGAATTCACACCAACCGTAAATGATCACAATAATTACACCAATGAAATGATGGCAGACAATAAAGTTGCCCCTGCTTATACCTTCTTAACTCGTACCGTGAAAAGTGAGCAGAAAGAAGCTTTGAAAGAGTTACTTGATACGGTTCCCGGTTTAGTTATGGAACTCTTTGTTGAAGTATCTAAAGCGGCTAAAGGTGGCATCAAAGTTACCTTAAAAAACTAACCGAGCGCGTAGGACAGATTAAAAGCAATGGTTACGAACAAGCCCTTGTTCTACGCCGCCATTATTTACCCAATGAAGATGATTCAGAACAAAACTTAGCAAGAGCCATGTGGATGGATACTCATCAATATGAGCTTCAAGAAGCAGCCATTAGGAATGCCATAGGAAAACTATTTAATACATGAGTATGGAAAAACTGTTGATGCAAGTAGCGCTTATTGATCAAGTCACTAAGCCGTTGCAAGGCATAACCAAACAAATGCAAACCACTGCGGAAGCTGGTCGTCAAGGTATGACGAATATGGCTAGTGGTGGTGCAGGTTTGGTGGCAACAGGATTAGCCATTCAGAGTGCATTAATGCCAGCTATCGAAATTGACCGAAAAGTGAGTGAAGTAAAATCGTTAGGCGTAACGGATGAAGCACTGAAACAGCTTCAAGCGACCGCTTTAGATTTCTCTGTTGAATATGGTAAATCGGCAACCGATTTTGTGAACGCTTCATATGATATTCAATCAGCAATTGCAGGCTTAGATGGTAATGAACTATCTCAATTTACTAAAGCCTCTGGTGTGTTAGCCGCAGCAACAAAGGCTGATACATCAACCATTACCAATTACATGGGTACCATGTATGGCATTTTTAAAAACCAAGCCACAGAAATGGGTAAAGGTAAGTGGGTTGAACAAGTATCAGGCATGACGGCCAGTGCTGTACAAATGTTTAAAACGACAGGCAATGAGATGAGCAGCGCCTTTACTAGTATTGGTGCTGAAGCTACATCAGTCGGCGTGGGAATGAATGAGCAAATGGCGATCCTTGGTACATTGCAAGCCACGATGAGTGGTAGTGAAGCCGGGACAAAATACCGTTCATTTCTTGGTGGTGTGGCTAAAGCTCAATCTGAATTAGGAATGAGCTTTACAGATGCTCAAGGTCAGTTATTACCAATGGTGAATATATTAGAGCAACTAAAAGGTCGATATGGCGACACTATTGATGTGGCAGAATCTGCCGAATTAGCAAAGGCATTTGGAACAAAAGAAGCCACAGGCATGATTAAACTTTTAATGGCTGATACAGACGGATTAGCTCAAAGCATTGAAAGTCTTGGTCAGGTTCAAGGGATGAGCAAAGCCGAAGAAATGGCAGGCGCAATGACTGACCAATGGGAGCGTTTGCAAGCGTCTTGGTTTGCCGTTCGTGCTGCTGTATTTGGTGCCATCTTACCGTCAATTAATGCAGTTGTTGGTTCAATGGCTGATGGAATGTTGGTTATTACTGGTTGGACGCAAGAGTTTCCAATGTTAGGTGAGATTCTTGGTTATGTGGCTATTGCTGGTATTTCTCTTGGTGGGGTTGTTGCTGCGTTATCTCTAGCAATGGGTATTGGTCAAATGATGTCTGCAGGTTGGGCGCTAACCATGGGAACCTTGAATGGCGTCTTCAAAATGCTACGAATTAGCACGTTAGCAATGACCGCTGCCACTTGGTTATTCAATGCGGCGTTATGGGCTAACCCAATGACATGGATTGTTGCTGGTATTGGGCTATTAATCGCAGGTGTTGCTGCCGCTATTTATTGGTGGGATGACTTGAAAGCCTCTTTTGCTGATACCAATTGGTTTAACGTTATTGCTTGGGCTGTCGAAGGATTAGTTGATTTACTTAATATGATCCCCGGTGTTGATATTGATTTGAATGCCAGTGATACACCTGAAATGAACGTGGCGAAGCAAGCAGAAACCGCTAAACAAGGCGAATTTACACCGCCTGAAAATACGTTCACAAAAGTGGCCAATGAAGAGTTAACGCAAGTATCGCCATATAAACAGCCACAAAATATGACAGCACCACCAAAAGCCATGGTTCAAAACTTAACGACTAACAACAAAGCGCAAGCAAGTAATGTTCGTCAATACGGTGATGTCTATATAACTGCACCAAATGGCATTACACCTGATCAACTTGCGGAATGGGATGAACTGAATGTCGGATAAACAATACATCGATATCAAAGTGATTGATGGTGGTTGGCAAATGGACGCAGGCCAACAGCCAACAGAATGCAGTGATTTATACAGTATTGCTCAAGATATAAAGCATCTGATTATGGAATCAGGGTTGCTACGTGAGCTACAAGGTGAACGTCACGTTGCGCTTCGTTCTGATGTTCTAGTTCAAATTGAGCAACTGACTGAAACTGATATTCGCATTATTCCGGGCAGCGCTACAGCAAAAGAAATTGAACCCGGTGAAATTACTTTAACTGCAGAAACATATGAATTTGGTACCACTGACGAAATTCAATTAAGTACAGATCAGGTGAATGTATGAGTAAACGTCCACAAGCTGATTTTGAAGCCATTCTTGAAGAATCGGGTGTTCCTGTTACTGAAGAAGTTTTAGAAGCAAAGTTAAAAAAAGAAGTAATTGGAGCTGGTAGTAAGGTATCTAATGATTCTGAAATGTCACCGTTTTGGAGCTGGGTTCGTGCTGCCGTCGTAACAGTTGCTGTGTGGTTAATTCAGGTATTGTTAGCCAAGCATATTATGCCGAATATGTTTGTGGCCACAGGTGAGCGTTGGGCATTAGAGCTTAAAGCGTGGGAGTTAAATATCACACCAAAAGAAGCAGTAAAAACACAAGGCTTTATCACTTTAACAAAGGCAAATATTGATGATGTTATTACTGTTGCTAAGGGCTCAATAATTCAAACGTTACCCATTGAAGGAATTGTATATCAAGTCATTGTGATGGCGGATACTACTCTAAAAGGTGGAAGCATTATGGGTAAAGTTGCGGTAGAGGCATTAGATTCTGGTGCTGCGTTTAATCTTCCATCTGGTTATTTCAATATTTTACCTGAAGCATTGTCGGGGATTGTTGCGGCAGTAAATGAGCCTGATTGGATAACGCGATTAGGAGCAAATGAAGAAACAGACGAAGAATTAGCATTACGTTTACAAAATGCATTCACAAGTTCGGGTAATTGGCATATTGATGATGCTTATCGTTCTATTATCTCAAGTGTTGCTGGTATTCGAAGTGACAATATTTACTTTGAAAATACAGGGAATATTCAACCGGGAACCGCAACGGCATTTATTGTTATGGAAGTAGGACCAACACCACAAACAGTTCTTGAGCAATTGAATAAGTACATTATGGAAGATGGCAATCATGGTCATGGTGACGTTGTGATATGCAAAGCAATCCCTGACGTTCAATATGATGTCATTGCTGAAGTGGTACTTGAAGGTAACTTAACCAATGAACAGAAAAAACAAGAATTACGTGAAGTTCAAAGCCGTATCAGAGCAGCATTTAGAGAAACTGAAGCCTTTAATGAAATGACACGAGCAAAGCCGATAAGCCGTTTTAGTTTATCACTGATGGCCAGTGAAATTCATACCAATATGGCATTGGTGAAATCAGTAAAGTTCATCGTGGGCGAAAAGGTACAAGAAGATATTATCAGCGCGTTAGACCAACCAAGATTAAACACTTTGACTGTTCGTGAGGTGTTAGATGTCTGAACAAGATAAAAAAGCACCAGCACTACCTAAAACCGTTATTCCTTGGTGGCAAGATGGAACAACAACGACGGATGTTATCAAAGAACCGTATTTTCTGTCTAAAGGGGTTCATACGTTCTTTGTGAAAATACGAGGTTGGTTGCTGTATCCATTGCAACAATCGGATGCGCTAACGTGTAGCGAATCGTTGTTGAAGTTAATGGCGTGGGATAAAGATATTGAACGCTTTAATAATGAACCATTATACCTATTTAGAAAACGCGTTAAGTTTGCCGCTATCAACGCAAAAGATGCAGGAAGTATTGCTGGATTCATTCGTATTTTTGAGCGGTTAGGTGTCGGTTTTGTTCAAGTAAACGAACGTTTACCTGAGCGAGATTGGGACATTATATCTATTCGATTAAGTGATTCTCAATTGTCTGAACATTTTGAATTGCTTGGTACGTTAATTAAGCATTATGGACGTACTTGTCGTCGTTATGAATACCAAGTCGTAAACTCTGTTCAATGGACCATAGCGCTTACGCAATTAGACTGGCAACAAGAATGTAGCGTTGTTGTTTTGGAGGAATAACCATGTCACAAAGTATTATTACCTTAGCTTTTGAGCAATACAAAGCAGAGCAAGAAGCGACAGCAGCAGTTGTTGAGCTAAATGAATTTGTATTGGCGAACGTTCCAAATCAAGATCCTTCACTGCCTATTGATAGAACGGAAAGTTTACCAGCTGCTGAATTTATAGTTCACGTTGCTGATACAAGTCAAGAAGGATTTGTTAACCCTAATGCAGTGGTGTATTCATTGATTATGGATACCACCATCGGTGATTTTGAATTTAACTGGATTGGATTACGCAACAAAGAGAGCGGTATGATTGCTGCCATTAGTCATATTCCAAAGGTTAGTAAATTTAAAACCATTGTTGGTGTGAAAAATGGTAATGCAGTAACTCGCTCAATAATGATGAGTTATTTTGGTGCTCAAGCATTAACAAATATAAATGTTGATGCTTCAACATGGCAGATTGATTTTACGGCGCGTTTATTTGGAATGGATGAGCGAGTGCGTTTAGCCAACGTTGACCATTATGGTCATGCAACATTTTTCAATGATGGTTTTGTAGTTCAAAAAACGGGTAGTGATTACAGTGCGAAAATGGGGATCAGTTATCTTGGTGGTTTGCGTTGTCATTCTCTTAATGCAGTAACGATCCCTAATGTAAAACCGAATAGTAGTATTTATCTAGATGTAAGTTATCAAGGTCAATTAACAAGCCAATGGCAAAGTGTGTTTTCTCTTATTTGCTCAGAAACAGAATTTGTCGATTATGTTGATGAACATAATGTTCAGCATTATGTCACTAAAATTGCAGAAATTGATGATGTTGGCAATGTAATCGATACACGGTTTATTGGCGGAACTGCAGAGTTTGAGCGTGCTGATAATGCAGCAACGGATGCTGAAATTGATTCTGAATCCCAAGAGAAAAAGCATGTTAAGTTGCCACAATTATGGAAAGGAATACGAAAATACGTATTAGATACATTATGGCTCCCATTAGCAGAGTTAATTTATCCTGTTGGTTGTCCTATTCCATATCCAGCGACGGAAGCGCCACCAAATTTTATTGCTTATATTGGTCAGCCTTTTGATAAAAGTGTATTTACTAAATTAGCTGAGCGTTTCCCTAGTGGGGTAATGCCTGATATGCGTAAAAGTTATATTCGGGGATTAGGGGTAGGAGAGAAAGTTTTATCCAGAAAAGAACAATCAGTTCAACCGTTGGGGTTTAAATCAGATCCACACGGTCATCCATATGCTGAAGTTCAGGTCGGATATAGACTTAAACAAAGTGAAGGTTCAGCTTGGCAAGTTACTGGTATGTTAACTCGCATAACGGGAAGCGTTATGGTAACTGGTAAAGTCACAGGTACTGGTGATGAAACTAACCCTAACTCGTTTAGATGGTTATATATTACAAGGGCGGCATAATGAAATTTTCAAACAAAGATAGAAAAGAGCATTTATTCCATTACAACGAAAATAATGAATTTACTTATGATGGAGTTATGACTATTCGTGCGCATATGGGATTGCCAGCTCTTTGTACTGTTAAGGCGCTGCCAACATATGAGCCAGCAACTGAAAAATGTTATTTCATCAATGATGAATGGGTAAAAACTAAACTATTTATAGGTCGTAACTATTGGGATGAAAACGCAAAGGAAATACTTATAAAATCGTTCCCTGAATCTCTACCAGAAAACATTTCCTTCATTGAACCACCAAAACCAAAGAAAGGTTTTGTTATTCGTTTAGTTAATAAAAAATGGAAACAACTTGAAGACCATCGTGGGAAAATTGCGTTTGCTAAATATCGTGATAACGATAAAAAAGGGGATTATCAAGTTGAAGAACTCGGTGTTATTCCAAACACTCACACATTACTAGAACCTAAGCAATTTGATTCATGGAATGTGGATCTTGATGATTGGCAACATGATGAAGCGCGTTATCGTCCTTATTGGGTGCAAACAGAAAAGCAGTGGCAGCAAGAGTTATTAACCAAAGTTGAAGCTGAATTATTGTTTTATGCTCAAGATAAACAAATTCCTGAAATTTATTCAGAGCTTCGAAAAACAAGCTACACCGAAGATGAATATTACTCGTTACTTGGTGATCGTATTCTTCTAAATGAATATGTTGAACAAGATGATTTTCCTGAGTGTGGTCGTCCAACTTTATCGGGTTTGGTATGAGTTGGCTGCAATCACCACTTACATGGCCGAGTTCAGCACAAGCAATCCAAAGCAGTAGCGAGGGCGTAACAACTCAAGTTGCTAGGGTTATGAATCAAGCGGCTGGTCGTTTAGTATCGATGACGAGTGATGCCGCTTTCTCTCGAAATGAATTAAGCACTGAAGCTGAAGGTTTGCTTCATTTACGTGATGAACTTAATCAGTTACTCAATCAGGGTACAGTTTTAACGGTTTCACCTTATCAATATGGTGTTGGTGAAAAGGTAGAATTAGGTCGTTACCTAAATGCTAATACAGCCATTAAAACCTTAGCAGCAAAACTTCGTGATAATGCTGATAAGCATCGACCAACTGGCAATATATATTGTGTAGCCATAATGGTGAATCAATCTCAGTTAGCCACGTTCGCAAGTATCTTGAATGAATTAACGAGTGTTTTTTGTTTACCTGATTGGGGACAAGTAGCAAGACAAGCCACAGCATTAACCACCAATGAAACGGATAAACGCTTTCAGCCTGTAGCCATTGTTCAACCAAGATTCAAACCAAGCAGTAATATGAACGGCGCACCAGTTCGTGAACTAATGAAGCTACAAGGCGCAGAACTCGCTACGCTTGAGTCACTTTGTGATGACAAAAGTCATGTGATTGAAAAGTTGCAAGCTTTAGCTGTTAAACGTGAAGCGAAACTAAATCAAATCAGCATAAAAATTAATGTACTGAAAAATCTGAAAGGCTGCGTGTGGGCAATGCCTTTACATGGTTCAACTGAAGCTATTGCTACCAAATTAACACAAGCAGAGTTACCGAGTGATCATCAATACACCGTGGCCAGTTTGTTATTAAGTCATGAGCCATTAACTTTCTTTCAAGAATTGCTTTGCTAGGAGGTAAACAATGCTAACCCTGAACGGTGAATTCTTTGCTTTAACCAGTATGCGTGTTGAAGTGTCTATGGAACTTAAAGATCAAGACATGAGCGGTCAATCGTCAGGAACAGATACCGCAGAGCAAGGCGATAAAGGAAAGAAGCTTAGTATTTCAGGCTTAATTCCTTTTAGCCAAACCGACACGTTAACGCGCTTATATCAATTAGCATCAGCAAAAGATGAACGTAAAAATCGTGTTATTTATCGTATTGGTCATGACATAGCAAAAGCATTGAAGATCCGCCAAATCAAATTCACTGGTCGTATTAATGCCACAGAGCATGACTCATTATTAGCTTGGAATGTATCGTTTGAACTGCGAGAGCATAACAGCGTAGCAGAGCAAAAAGAGAACCGAGATAAGCAAAGCAGCAAGCCAAATCAAGTACAGAGCACACGGCATCAGCAAGCATTAAAAGAGGCGGAGGAAACATTAGCATGAAGCTAGAGAAACGCCTGTATATAAATAATGAAGAAGTAAAACTAGCAAAGCACATGGTGAGCCTAAAGCTCTCTCTTGGTGGTGTGGCAATTTTCACTATTAATACAGAAATGGTATTAGAAAAGCATCAAGCAGTGCGGTTTGATATTGGCTATAACAACAAGATTGAACCGTGGTTTGAAGGGTTTATTGAAAAAATACAACCTGCAGAGAACGGACATCAAAAAATCACAGTAAAAGAAAACTCAGCCATTCTTAATTTCCGCTTAGGTTTGAGTTTAGAGCATCCAAGTATGCGTGAAGTCATTAATGAAATTGAAGTTCAAACAGGGCTAGATTTTAAACTTCCAGAGGCAGATTACATTGATAAAGTGATCCCAAACTTTATGAGCAGTGGTAATGGTTACCAATGTTTAAAAGCCATTGGTCGAGCGTTTGGAATTCCTGATCTTGTTTGGTATCAACACATAGACCAAACCGTATTTATCGGCGCTTACCAAGATTGCCGTTTCTTCAATAAGCCAGTGAAAGTGCCTCAAGATTTATCACTTCGACATAATGGCGATAACGTCACTTTTGCACCGTTTCCAATGTTACGCCCAGGAGCTATTATTAATGAAAAGCGTATCAGCCGTTTAGATTTAATCGGCGATGAAATGACAGCTTATTGGCAAGAAAGCACACAAAGTGCAAAGAAACGAGAATGGTTGCAACAGTTCCCTGAATTCGCTTCAGGCTATCACTTACCTTTATTTGGTCAGATAGTCGCAGTTAGAGATGAATCAACCGCAGGGCAGATGAATGATGCCTATCGCCCACGCTTTGCGGTAGATGTTCAATTATTGGATGAAAACTTAAACCAAGATAAACGTGTTCCTGTTTATCGTTCTATTCCAATGCCAATTAATATGGCAGGTAATGAAGCAGGGGTAATGGCGTATCCAACAGAAGGAACGTTAGTTGAAATCGCTTTTGCTTATGGTCGCAATGATCACCCAATCATTAGAAATGTATATGGCAAAGATTACGCATTGCCAGAACTTGAAGCAGGCGAGCAACTACAGCAACAGCGTTATGAAGTGAGTACAAGAGTAAACGCAGTTGGTGATAGTAAAGAACAAACAGACCAAACACAAACCAAAGAGGCGTTTCATCAAATTGATAAAGCAGATCGTTATCAAGGCGAGTTCGGAAGCCATCACATTACGGTTGATGAACACAGCATTGAAGAAATCGTTGGGCAGAAAGTGATTGAAGCACTTGGTGCTATTAGTTTATTAGCAGGTGACAATGTAACGTTAGGCTCATTAGGCAATATACAATTAGCCACAGGTGGTGAATTGATTACGACCATTGGTAAGTTAAGAAACACTGTGATCACTTTAGATGATAAATACAAGGTACTAGAAAACCGTATTCAAGAAATTGGTAAAGATGACATTGTGGTAATTAATGGCCAACAGACGATTACCATTTCAAAAGACCAAATCATTAAAGCGAAGAACATCAGCATGGAAGGTGGAAAGATAAAACTAAACGGCGGAGCAGGGGTTATCACTTGCGAAAGTATCTGTCCGTTTACAGGTAAACCCCATGTGGATGGCTCAACCACCGTATTTGCAGGTAAGTAATATGGCATTAGATAAAGGCTCATTAAAAGCCAAAATAGTAAAAGAGATGAATGGTAAAGGTATGGTGACAGAGGGTGAGTTTGCGAAAGCGGCAGATTTAGCAGAAGCCATAGCAAATGCAGTAGTTGATGAAATTACTGCAAATGCAATGGTTGTTGTTGATAAGGGGAGTTCAGCTGGAAGTTATCAGGTTAGTTGATATGATTTCAGAGCATAGATTCAATTTTCTTTTTTCGAAATTCAACGATAATACCTAAAAGCAGTGTATGTATTTCATTTGTTTCTATATTTTGTGCTTGAGTTAACTTTTCTTTATCACTCTTGATTAATTTAGTAATGCTTAATAACATGGAGGGTAAATTTTCACCATTCAAGTTATTTTCAATAAATTCTATATCATTCCAAAATTCTAGCAAACGTAGGCGCTCTTTCTTTAAGTGATTTAATTCGGTAGAGCGTAATAAATTGTATAATCTATATGTAGTATTTAGGATTTGATTTGAATCAGGTGACAAGTTTAAATTATACCTATTACTATTATTTAGATTAAATGCATAATCTGTTAAGGGATCCTCAAGTGTTGTTACCTTATGTCCAGCTTTGTTGAATGGAAGATTTCCAGTAAACTCTAAAATGCTATTTATAACATCAGTACCTACAGTAAGGTATTTTTTTCGATCAAGTAAATTTACAATAACTCTTTGTTTTTTATTCGAAATATTCCCAATTCTTTGTTTGTTTTTAAAAACTATATGAATAGTTTTTAATAAGCTCTCATAGGAAACTAACATGTTTTCAATTTGGTCATGAAAATTTTGATTTAAGCTATATGACTGAGATTCTTGGAAGCGCTCATATGCTCCAACTATAAAAAATAATGCTGATGTATTATCCTTAATACAAACATTTGTTTTTATTTCAGCAAAACCACGTGGGTTAAATATTTCTCTATATAGTGTTGCTCGTTCGACAAACTCGAAACTATGCTGGTGATTTTTTTCCAGTTCATCCAAAAGATTATAAAATTCTTCTTTATGAATTTGGTACATTTGTATTTTTTGAAGGTTTTGTTGTTCATCATGCTGTTTAGTCAAAAATTTTAGAGTTTGTCGCGTGAAATTAGCAGCGAAAACAGCACCACAAGCAGCAATACCACTAAATAAGCTACCAGTCCACATTGCCCAATTACCAAAAGTTGTACTTCCTGTTTCTACCCAATTGGTAAAAAGTAAATCAAAAAGAAAGCCCAAAATTAAACCGCCAAAAAAAACGCCACATATACCAGCAAGAAACACATATATAAAAGAACGGAATTTCATTATTTAACACCAATCAAAACGACGTGCGAATTCTACACTAATTTGAATAATATTAAACATTTGACGACCATCTTAGACATTGTTAGACTAATAACTCACTGGCAAAATCCAGTGACGGGATTAGTCCCCCGCATACTCAATCACACGGCGCGTAGATGCCAGCTGTTTGCTGGTTTTTTTATGTGCGGCTTCGGCACACCTAAACATAGGCGGTTCTTGAACAGAATTGTACTATCAAAATTATGGTGGGCTGGACGAGGCAGCTTCGGCTGGCCGTTTCGTGTGAGCGGTAGGACTAACCTTGTTCAGTTCACCACCCAAAAATTAGTCCTTTTGTGTGGTGAGTAAATATACTCAGCATCACACGGAGGCAATTATGCCTAATCAAATGTCAGTACCATTCCACGGTACAAACCTACTTTTAGTTGAACACCAAAATCAGCCTTATGTCCCTATGAAAATGATCGTAGAGGGGATGGGGTTAGATTGGGCTAGTCAATTTAAGAAATTGAAAGCAACACCTGAAAGATGGGGTGTTGTCATGACGACAATCCCCTCAATTGATGAAAATAACGAAGTATCATGTTTACCATTAAGAAAGCTATTTGGCTGGCTTAATTCACTTCAAGTGAAACGTGTTCGTGAAGAGATTCGTGAAAAGGTGATTCAATATCAGAACGAATGTGATGATGTGCTTTATCAATATTGGACAGAGCATTCACTACCACTGCAACCACAAACGGAGGTTATTCAAGTTACTAAACCATCGCACCAACTTCAGCTTCAAACTTACCTTTCACAATTAGCTTATTTACGTGGCGTAAGTATCCAAACCGTAGAACAAGAGCTAAACCAAAAACTCAATACCTCAGTGCTTAGTTGTGATGAAACACAATTGCCAATCATCAATGCTCATCTAAAATTATTACTACGTGAAGAAGAGAAAAGTGCATCACCAAGAATACGAGCATTAAACAGTGAAACAGCAGAGCAGGGCATGAAGCTAATCAGTGAAACTGAAATTCACATGATGCGTTATCAACTAGAACAGCAGCAACAACTGGTAGAAAAACTGAGTAATTCAGTGATTGCCATGAGTAAGAAGACGCAAGAATTATTAGGAAGTAAGCTATTTGTATAGACATGAAAAAGGCCGAGAGGTATTAAACTCTCGGCCATTCCAAAGCGCAAGCGAAGGGCCTTAGAAGAACGTGCTTGAAGTCACTTGCATAAAGTAACTATAAAGTTTTGAAGTTGAATGTGTAAAACGTCAATTAGTAATTGCATGATTATGTGCGAGACGTTTCCCAAAAAAGTGGCTACAAAATGGCGACAGAGAATGTTTTATACTGTCTTTTAATGTCTAAATACGTCTTTTTAATGTTTTTTAACTTATTGATTTTAAGTGTTATCTTGTTGTTTTTATAGGTGTTTTGTTATTGTGTTGGTGATTCTACGGAATGTCTTTACAAAGCGCGATGGACAAGCACTCAGGTGGTGTTGCTAAGTACCGTGCTGCTGAAGGTAAAACTGTACTATTACCATTCCGTGGTTCAGTTCATAACACGATTTCTGACATCCTTGGTGGTGTACGTTCAACTTGTACATACGTAGGCGCAGCAAAGCTTAAAGAGCTAACTAAGCGTACTACTTTCATCTGAGTACAAGAGCAAGAGAACAACGTATTTGGTAAAGAGTGATAACTCACTTTTTCTGAAATAACGAATAATTTAGGGTCGCAGTTTGCGGCCCTTTTTTGTGTAGGTAGAATAAAATTATATGGTAAACGTTTTTGGATGGTATTTTTTGATGCTATTACTATCGACTAACTGCTTAAAATCTCGAATAAAGTCATTAATATCAGAGTCTAATGGGATAGATTGGAAGTCTAAAAAGTCATATTCCCACCATTTTATATCTAATAAGTCGTTAATCACTTCTTCTTTGAAACGGTACTTTATAAGTTTACTTGGGATCCCGCCAACAATAGCGTAATCAGGAACATCTTTAGTTACGACTGCATTAGCGGCAATAACAGCGCCATTACCAATTGTAATTCCTGGTTTTAGTACTACGTTAGCTCCAATCCAAACGTCATTCTTAATGATGATGGGTTGTGGAACGTAGTCTTTATTTTCTTTTAATGAGCCTTGTTGTAAACCAGATAGTGCAAACTCATCATTAGAATAGGTTACAGTACTTGTCGTAAAACGATGTAGAGGGTGTTGGTAGCCTAAAATAGTCACATCTTTAGCGATTGAGCAGTAACGTCCAACGATCGTATTTCTTTCAAGTTGACTATAACTATACGAGTATGACCCCATGCTCCATAATAAATAGCCAGCACGAAACGCAACGTTTTCTTCTATTTTTAACGAGGATGGTAGCCTAACTCTTTGGAATAGAGATAACCTCGGAGGAAGGGTTACTCTATTGTTTTTAAGTTGTTTTCTTATTCTGAAACCAAATGTTACACGTTTAAACAT